TAATTCGTTATTTTTGAGAAAAAAAAGCAATACAGATGGCATCATTGATTGATACATTCCGGCAGACCATTGCCAAAGCATTGACCACAGGAACAAATCCGGCATACAACAAATTGGTTTATACGTGGCTAGGTACAAACATCATAATGAATGAGGACAATGATGTCACATACATTCGTGATGGATACCAACGCAATGCAACGATTTATTCCATTATTAACCTGATTGTTAAGTCAGCAACAACAATCCCGATGACCGTTTACAGGGTTACAAATGAGGGATCAGCAAAGCAATACAAGGCAATGACATCCGGTGTAATGGATGGTAATGCAATGTATAAAGCCAATATATTACGCAAAAGAGCATTTGAAGAAGTTAAGGATTCAGAATTAGAGGCACTATTAAAGCGACCAAACCCGGAACAATCGTTTTCGGCATGGTTGGGGGAAATAGTTGCATTCGGTAAATTAACCGGAAACAGATATATCTACGGCATCGGGCCGGATACAGGGCCAAATCAAGGTAAATTCACGGAATTATATGCATTACCATCACAATTGGTTGAAATCGTTTCAGGTGGTGTGATGCAACCGGTGGCAGGATACAAAATTCAATACAATTCAATGATTGAGGTTGCACCTGAATACATTTGCCACATTAAAGATTTTAATCCGGATTACGACAGCAGCGGTTCAAACCTATATGGCCAATCACCTTTGCGTGCCGGCCTGCGTGTTTTATCGGCCAACAATGAAGCCGTAACAACCGGATTAAAATATTTGCAGAATCAAACATCACGTGGTATGTTGATTTCAAAGGATGGCAATTTGACTGAGGTGCAAGCACAGGCATTAAAAGACAAATTCAGAAAAAATTATCAGGGGGCATCAAATGCAGGTGATGTGATTATCACACCAAAGGATTTGTCATGGGTTAATTTTGGATTATCAGCATCAGATTTGTCATTGATTGAGCAATATAATGGTACCATTAAGGATTTGTGTAATATTTACAATATCCCGGTTCAGTTGCTAAACAACACGGATTCATCGACATACAACAACATGAAGGAAGCTAAAAAGGCCCTTTATCAAAATGCGGTGATTCCTGAATTGATAAAAATACGTGATGAATTGAATCGTTGGTTGGCACCAAAATACGGCAAAGGTGATGAATATTTCATTGACTTTGATTTCACGGCCATCAGCGAGATGCAAGAAGAGGTTGACAAATTGGTGAATCAATTGGCAAATGCGTGGTGGGTTACACCAAACGAAAAACGTGATGCAATGAATTACGCAATGGACACAGAAAATCCATACATGGATGATTATTTTATCCCGGCTAATTTGATGGCACAGAATCCATCAATGCCATCATTGGAGAATCCAAAGTCACTAAAAATTGACTAAATATGCCATTGCCTAAACCATTTGAAGGCGAAAGCCAAAATGATTTCATGGCCCGTTGTGTTGTTGATACTAATATTGTCAATGATTTTGGTAGTATTGATCAACGTGTGGCGGTGTGTAGTAATCTATTCAATCCACCGAAAGAGGAAAAGGCACAATCAACAGACAATTGGCCGGATGAGTTCGAAAAGGAATTGACCAAAGCGGAACGCACATCAATCAGGGATTTTACGGAGTTTTACAAAGCCGAATACAATGATGCCATTGACCTATTTTTAAGGGTTAAGGCCATGACATCGGCATCAGCACAGGGATTTTTTCAAGACAACAAATATGTTGGAATGTACGAAGGTATGTATTCCAAAATCGGTTTACAATTTGCAAATTGGTATTCAAAAAACGTGCAGAAATATTTGCCGAAAGCCGATGCAGGTAATATGCAATCCATTTGGGCCAACGCATTTGCCTTTATGGGGAATCAGGTTGGAACACAAAGTGCAATTATGGTTTCATCGACAGCACAGGCAACATTGACAAATACAATCCGTCAATTTATGGCGGATCCGATATTTATGTCAGCCGGCGAAAAGGTTCAGGCCAAAATGTTGCGACAAAGATTTGATTATTTAGCCGATTATCAGGCACGCAGAATTGTAAGGACTGAGGCAACGAATGCAGCCAATTATGCAACCGAACAGGCGGCATTGAATTTGTTTCCGGGTGCAGATATGACCAAAACATGGAAATCAGGTTATGATGCAAGAGTAAGGCCGGCACATCAGGCAGCAAATAATCAAACCGTTCCATTCAATAGCAAATTTTCAGTTGGTGGTGAATTATTGCAAAGGCCCGGTGATCCGAGTGCATCAGCATCCAACAGAATCAATTGCCGTTGTGCAATGATTGTATTGCCAAAGGCGGGAGCAAACACAATTGGGCCACGAATTACCAACATCGGATTTGGAATGGCACAGGCTGAAATTGTGGATGCAATATCACCTGCATTATTGGCACCGGAGGTCATTGCAACGGTTGTGGCAGAAACGGCAGTTGTAAACGCACAAATTGAAGCCAAAACAATAAAGCAAGCAAAAGCAATTGCCATTGATAATTTTGAAAGCAACGGATTAAAAATTAAGAAAATAACCGTTTCAAGATCAATTGATGTTCATAAAATCAATGAATTAAATGCACAATTAAATGCATTGACAAATAATTATAAAATTGATTCATTGTATAACACAAAATATCCAATTGATTTGATTTACAAATCCACATCGAGATCATATGGATTTATTGAAACAACATATGGAAATACAATAAGGATTAATTTTGGTGATTTAGTGGCCCCATTGGAAAGCAGAACAAAGGTTGTGTCGGCAACGGAGTTCATAATACGTGGAAAAAGTGCAATTGATGCAGTCAATCAAAACATTGCAACATTAACGCACGAATTTGCACACATATTGGCAACACGGCACACATTGTCAAATCCTGCATTGGCACAATTGACATCAGAATATTATGCAGAATTGAAAATAATTCAGCAAAATTATATCAAGGAGATTGCAGAATATAAGGCAACAAACAATTTCGTTGCATTTAATACGAATTATTTAGGAACATATGCATCAAAAAATATTGATGAATTTATGGCCGAAGGATTTACAGAATACAAATTGAGTTCAAACCCATCAAAATTTGCAATAGAAATTGGCAAATTGATTGAAAAATATTTTGGAAAATAATGGAAAACAGGGATAATTTTATTTGTGATAAATGTATTCATGCACGATTAATCAGGGGCGGATGCGATGCATTCCCTGATGGGATACCTGATGAGATATTATTGACCAATGATCACGATTATCCATTAGGCGATCAGGGCAATGATATAATTTTTGAAGAAGGCGAGCCACAATTTAGCTAAAATTAATTTTTGGGTTCCGTTTTCTAATTAGCAATTTGACTAATTTTGGGCAAAAGAAAGGTTATGATTTACAAACAAACATCCATTGGGATTGATGACATTGATGAGGCAAACGGCATCGTGTCCGGATATGGTTCAATTTTTGGCAATATTGATTCAGACAATGACATCATTTTGCAAGGGGCATATACAAAAACATTATCTGAAAATGGTTCACGTGTAAGGTATTGCAACCAACACAGAATTGATCAGCCATTAGGCAAATTCACAGAATTACGTGAAGATGCAAAAGGGTTATATTTTGTTGCTGAAATCCCGAAAACACGAATGGGCGAGGACATTTTGTTGTTGATGAAAAATGGTGTGATTTCTGAAAATTCAGTTGGTATTATGCCAATTGTTAAGAATTACAGACAGGATGGTGTGCGTGAATTAAAAGAATGCAAGTTGTACGAAATTTCATGCGTTACATTAGCAGCAAACCCAATGGCATTGATTACAGATGCAAAGGGTGAAATTGATCAGGAATTATTGGCAAAACGTTTCGACATTTTAGCCAAAATGATCAAGAAAGAAAATGTATCCGATGAATTAGGGTACGCAATTGAGGGTGAGTTGATGAAATTGAAATCATTGTTTATTGATGTTACCACACGGCCGGCAGAAATTGTCACCGTGCCGGAAGTTAAACAGGTGGATATTTCCGAAATATTTTCATATTTAAACAATCAAATAAAGTCAAAATAAGATGACAGAGGAAATCAAAAACCAATTGAACGAATTAAATTCGGCAATTGATGCGAGAATCGCAAAAGCAGAAGGTCAGGCAGTTGCATCAGCAACAGGCAAAGCGGATGAATTATTAAAATCCGAAATCAAGAATTTAGAGGCTAAATTCACAGAAATTCACGGCCGTATTGATGCAGCAGAGGTTGCAGCAAAGAAAACAGCAACAGGTGCAAACGCACAATCATTCAAGCAATCATTGGTTGAAGGTATCACAAAAGGTGGTTTAGAGAATTTAATCAACGGATCAAGCCGTTCAGCTAAATTCGAAATCAAGGCAGGTGATATGACCGTTGCGGCTAATTTCACAGGTGAAGTTATTCCGGCACAATACGTTCCGGGTATCAAGTACGATCCAACTCGTCCGGTACACGTTCGCCAATTGTTAG